TCATTAACTATTGGTGCTTTCTTTCTTGCTTCAGTTTCTTTATAATATCTCTTTTTTTGCTTTAGTAATTGATTTTTAAAATCTGGAATCCGTTTTGCAATAGACATATCTAATCTTAATTGTTTATTTTCTTTTCTTAATTCTTCTATATCATCATCATCATCACTTTCTAATACAGATTGTTCTTTTATAGATAATTTAGTTTTTAGATCTTGATTATCAATTTTTAACATATTAATTAGTTTTTTCAATGATGATACATCATCAGTATTGATTATAGTATCTTCTTTTTCATACTTACTTTTATAATCACTAACTTGTTTCTCTAATTCATCATTTTTTTCAATATATTGTTTTCTAATTCTCTCTTTAGATTTTTGTAATTTTTCAATTTTACCTTCTAATTCTTTAATTGTTGTATCTGATTTTGGTGATTTAGGTGATTTAATTGTTTTAGTTGATTTAATTGTTTCTTTTAATTTTTTATTTTCTTTCTTAATTTTTTCATTTTCTTTCAATAAATTATTATATTTTTCTTGTAATTCACGATCTACTTGAATATTTGATGTATCTTGTTTAATTTCACCGATATTTTGGTTCATTAGAGATTTAACATATAAATGTGCTAATTGAGTAGGCAAATGGTCTTTATCATTTTTTTTAATATAAGCACGGAATGTTCTCTTTTGATTTTTTATAAATTGTAATTTATCTTCACAATGAGCAATCACGATTTGTGGGTTCATCATTTATATTATATATATATATAAAAATTTATCTTTAAATGTCTTTTGACAACTATTTTGTAAAATAACAATATTAATTGTAAAATTACAAAATAATTGTAGAATAATCAAAGAAAAAGATGAAACACTTATTTTTAAAACTTTTTTAAAACTATTTTTGTAGATATATCATTTATTCATATATATACATTCAAATTTATTTATTTATTAAAAAATAATAATATTACACATTGAAGACACTAATACGCCCACCTTCTAAACGTGCAGACCTCACATATTCACAGTAATTCCTCAAAACATTAACATTTGAATCTCTCATACCCGACGGACACTTAAGATGAACTTCAATACCACGTTGTCCCACACGTCCACCGGTCAGACGAATAGATGTATAGAAGAATCTACCAGAAAGTTGTTCTTGAGATTTAGTTTCAAATTGGAATGTATTAGCAGATTTAATTGCTTGACCTTCAGAAGAATAAGCATCACGACTAATGAATACCATAGATTCAGCATTCTGTAATAGTGAATACAATCTTGCAGTATTATCAATATTTCTTGAAAACTCAAACTTATCATTATATCTTAAATTAAACTCAATATCACCAACAACACCAGATCCATTAATATGTGTAGATAAAGCACCAGTATTCATCATGAGATTACCTTCTCCCAAATCAGTTCTATTGAAAAACGATATAACTTTAGTAACCATTCTAGAAGCCATACCAATATTTCTAACAGTATCACTTTGAATACTTGTATTACTGACAGTTGTAGTAATAGCACGATAATCAACAAACGAAAAATCCAATTGTTTATTTTGTTCTAACCAACGTGACATTTCATCAGAAGCACCATAACTAATATAATCGGCACAGAACTTCAATTCAGTTCTATCAATATTGAATGGTTGACTTCCAGTTCCAACAACTTTTACAACACGATTATCAACTGGAGGGTGGAATGTCAGTTCAATAACCACGTCTTCCATCATAGCAAAAAGTGGAAGAGAATGTACTTTAAGAAATGGAAATAAATCAGATAAATCAATAGAATAACTTGGAGATTCTGCTGGATTAGCACCATCCATAACAGCAAAAGGCATTTGTTCTTGGTCTAAACTAGTTCCGTAAACTGTAGTCGGATCACGAGAAACACCCAAACCAATACCTTGAACAACATCTCCAAGACCAGCACCATTTTCATAATTGAAATCCATATTCATATAACGACCGGTGGTGTAAAGTTCTTTTTCAACATTATGTTCATTACTAATTCTTGTAGAATGAAAAGCATGGAGAGAATCCCAATCAGATATTTCATTCAAAACTTTAGAACCAATTTTCAAAACAGCACGTTTAATTACTTTTCCAACACCAACAGACGGACAATACACAGCACGAGAAACTGCTGCTGGAGGTGTTAAACTCATAAATATTTTAGAGTGAGAACTTAAAAATCCCTTATTTTGAAGAGTGAAACGAGCAAAGCCATCAACCGAAGTTCCACTTCCTTCTTGAAACACTTGAGGTTCAAGTAAATCAGTTTCCACAGATTGTAAATAATTCACGGGAACACTACCCAATCTCATAAAATTAGGAACATCTGGTTTATATGATTGTAGCACGGGTGGTTTAGTATCCAATGGTGGAGGTTCATCAGTAGCAAAGGGGGGCATTCCATTAGCAGACATTTTATATAATATTTACTATATAAAAAAAATAAAAAAAATATTTGAAAAAAAATTATAATAGAAATTAATTATTTTTAACTTACTCAATCAACGGCATTCTCAATAGACATATATATTTATAACATAAACAATCAATTTTATTTTTAAAACATCTTCTAAATACTGGTTTGCCCATAATTCTATAATTAAATGTCCATGACTTTCTATTAGTTCTAAAATACACATTTTTATGACCACTTGTATTACATTTATGTTTTCCTTGATTATGTTGATTTTGCAATGGTGTTGCCCATCTTAAATTTTCTAAACGATTATCTAATTTATCACGATTAATATGATCTACATATAAATAATTATTTGGATTTGGAATAAAATGAATTGCTAATAATCTATGAATTGACATATTTTTTTGTATTGGATTATTTCTTAAACAATATCCATAGTATCCATTACTATGTATTGCTTTTACCATTTTATGACCTTTTTTATTATATACATTTCCATCTCTTGTTATAATATAGTTTGGAAAGTTTTGTATCTCCATTTATTTATATATATGATTTTATCTTTATATATGGTGTTCATTTTATTATTTTATTGACTACTGTAAAAGTTGGACTCCATTTTGATTCCATGCTAAAACCGATCTTGCTTTAATAAAAATAAATACAGATTGTGGAGAATCATCAGTCAAATCAGTTTCTAATGATAAACCCCATTGTTCACGTGAGAAATCTTGACCAGTATTAAACTGACTGTATTTTTGTCCTATACCAAACAAAGCACCACCATCACGGACATCTAAATAACTCTTTTCATCAGCAACACCAAGATTATATCCACGATAATTGTTTTGAGTAGAAACACTTGACCTATCAGTTAAATATTCTGGAATAACACTATCAACGAAAGATTTCAACACTTGAGGATCAACAGCAACAGTATTAGCATCTTTATCAATATTAGTTACAATATCATACTCACAAGGATATTTAACACCTCCACGAAGCCACTGAACACGTTTGAAATGAGCAAGTGTATTATCAGATTTAGACGGATAAGTTGTAGCCATTCCATTTTGTGTAAGTGTATTAATATGAGATGAAGGACAGAAATTCAAGAATACAGATTGCACAGATTTCAATCCAAGTGAATACTGGAGTTGAGCATTGGTGGAGTTAATGGACGTGTATAAAGATGTTATAGTATTAAATTCATATTGTCCAGATGTTTGTTTAGACATTTGAGCCACTTGATCTGATGGAATATCAGCAATTTCACAAGTTAATTCTAAATCAGTCAATCTATAGTGTGCTTCAGCAATATTAGTAATCACACCAGTTGGATTGAATAAAGCATTAGCATCGGGGGACAAATGGATTTCAATCTGGATTCCACCAAAAGATGACTCCATAAGATTGATAGGGTTTGCAGACATTAGCATTCCAGTAGGGAGATGAGCAGAGAATGATTTCTTAACTTGATCTGCTGTTACACCATCATCACTAGCAATAACACTTCTAAAGAACACATCGGGGTCGGGCATTATCAAACACGTTTCACCAAGATGTCCAGTAAGGTCTTGTTTAGAACTACCGAGACCCAAATAACTACTTAAATAACGTGGATAGTGTCTAATATGTTCACAAATTTGCTTACTAGTATTATGACGGATTACCACTTGATCCATGATATTGTAAATACCAAGACGATTATCCATAGTTACACGATGACTTTCAGCATCGGTATTATAAACTGGAATCGGAGGAGAATCATTATTTTTGAAAACTTGAAGATTACCAGCAATACGGATTGATTTAGGATCTAAAATACCTTGCTGCGATTGTATGGTAAATGATAGAATGGGGAAACCAGCTTTGAAACTTATAACCCCGTTTGAAGGCACGTTGTCTGCACGTATGGAAACATATCTGCTTGTCATATTTATA